TCAACTCACGGTTTGTTGGTGCGTATGCCGAGAAGGACGCTGAACTTACGTTGAAACTGTGGAATCATTTCAAAGTCGAACTGAAACAGCAAAGCCTGATGGATGTGTTTGACTTAGAGACATCCTTGATACCAGTTATGCTGGACATGCGAGAGAAGGGCGTAAAGGTAGACATCGACAACGCTGAACAGGCTAAGAAGATTTTAACTTTGAGGAAGCAAGATCTTATCAAAGATATTAAACATGAGACAGGGGTAAAGATAGAGCCATGGGTGGCAAGAAGCGTAGCCTCTGTGTTTAATCACTACGGTCTTCACTATAACAAGACCGAAAACAACGACCAGCCATCCTTTACCAAGGCGTTTCTGCAAGCCTGTTCACATCCCATAGCGGCAAAGATCCTGCGGTTGCGTGAACTAGATAAGGCAACTAATACGTTCATCGATAATATCCTGAAGTTTGCACATAACGGACGCATACATTGCGAGTTCCATCAGCTTCGATCTGATGATGGTGGCACGGTCACAGGCAGATTTTCGTCTAGCAATCCAAACCTTCAGCAGATACCGGCACGAGATCCAGAGATCAAGGCCATGATTCGTGGTCTGTTTGTGCCAGACGAAGGATGCAAGTGGGGCAGCTTTGATTATTCAAGTCAGGAGCCGAGGCTCTTGGTGCATTGGTGCGCTAGTGTGGGTAAGAAGTTCCGTAGTCCGATGATTGATGACGTTGTGGCACAGTATCATGAAGGCGATGCTGACTTCCATCAGATGGTGGCCGACATGGCTGACATCAGCCGTAAGCAGGCAAAGACGGTCAACTTAGGCATCATGTATGGCATGGGCGTGGGTAAGCTGTCACATACGATGGATATTGATACGCAAGAGGCCAAGGAGCTTTTGAACACCTATCATAACAAAGTCCCATTTGTGAAAGGTCTGGCTGATCTGGTGTCAACGCAAGCCAGCAAACATGGAAAGATACGGACGATATCGGGACGGCTATGCAGGTTTGATATGTGGGAGCCAAAAACATTTGGCTATAACAAGCCTATGAAGCGCGAGGAGGCCGAGAAAGAGTACGGACCTGTATTGCGTAGGGCTTTTACTTACAAGGCTCTGAACAGGCTTATACAGGGTTCTGCGGCAGATCAGACTAAGGTTGCTATGGCAGAGTGCTACAAGGAGGGTTTGGTGCCATTGCTCACGGTGCATGACGAACTTTGTTTCAATGTCGAGTCTGAGGAGCAAGCGTCAAGAATCAAGGAGATCATGGAGACAAGCATGGAACTCAAGGTGCCAAGCAAGGTCGATCAGGAATTAGGGGACAACTGGGGGCAGGTAGGATGACAGCGTTAAAGAACGTCCAAGTGAAGCTAGCCGAACTCATAGACGAAGTATGGAAGCACCCAGAGATATGCCTGTCTGATACGCAGGATCTGGATGAGTTCGTAAACAGCCTGCTTCAGGCGCAAAGCAATCTGAACAAACTAATATCATCAGAAAAAGATTAGTCGGCCAACGCCCTCATCCGGTCAACCAGGCGCCTAGCTCGGTTCGGAACCTGCGTATACCAGCGCGAGTCAACCATCTCATCTGCTGCTTTGTCCCAGTCCCTAGCATCAACGCCGGCCTTCATGCCCTTAAACTTGGATAGTCGAGGCCGACCCATGTTGAACATCATATTGCAGATGATATGCTGTGCTTCTTCCGGCAAGTCTTCAAAGTCAGGATACAATACTTTGCATTCGTCAATCGTCACTGCCATGTCTAACGCAAAAAGATTCTGCACACGATCCTGTTCTACAACTGTGCCGACAGGTTTGCCGTGTTCTTCATCATTTTCGGTGATTAGATGACCTATGCCGCAAGTTGGCAGACCAAGGTGATCCAGATAGATCTCGTATTTGCACCCTTCATCTTCCGCGATTTCTTCGCGTAATTTATCTTTATTCATGGTGTTGTCCTTCCTAGGCTCTGCGCCAGTGCCGCTGTCGCAGGATCAGGTAATAAGATTGGTGAAACTTGTGATGCACTACCAGACGCCGCTGGTGCGACTTGTGGTGCTTGTGTTCTTAATGTTTGAGCCGCTGTTTGAACTACAGGCGCGGCTTGTGACACTGCTGTATCAGCCAATGCCCTTACTTCTGGTGGCATCTTTGTTGGGCCTTCATCAGATCTAGCTAATGTTTGTAAGGCTTGTTGACCACTAGTTTGTATTACTTGTAAGGCTTGTCCAATTGAGTCCGCTCCTGGTTCACGACTTGCTAACAAAACCTTTAGCACCGCAGGACGCCGTAACGCATTTGACATTGCCAAGTAAAATGCAGCGGCAGGCAATGTAGCTAATGGTGCTGTAAGCATGCCATAAATGCCTAAACCAATTGCGATCTGAGGTGCGGCAAGTCCACCTTTACCAGCAATCGGAGCGTTGGATACGGACACCATATTGTCCGCAAGTTTAAACAAATCATTTGAAACCTGCTTGCCAAACATGGCCTCAACGGATTCTCTGCCATATCCCTCCAAGGTGCTTTGTAGTTTGGAACCTAGTCTTCCAGACACAAAAGCCTCACGAAAAGCAGGAGAGTCCACATCACCAAGAGATCTAAGGATACGACCCATAGCCGCTTGTTCAACAGCCTCGACAGACTGTTGACTGATCTCACCAAACTGATTGGCAAGAACAGGTTGTCCATCTGCACCTGCTGCACGAACTTTAATTCTTCCTGATTTAAATTGTCTGATCTTCTCTGCGTTACCCCTCTGGAAAATTGCACTGACTATTCCTTCAGAGTCGTTTTTGGATAACGCTTGTAAGAAACTGTTTTCGTTGAACCCCGCTCTGGTGGCTAACGCTTCATTAACACCTCTTATAGTATTGGCTATGCTGTCATCAGCAAACTGATTAAGAACCGCAGGATCAAACTCCGTACCTGTTTGTTTTAACAGTTGCGTTAGTCTATTGATCTCATCTAGTTCGCCTTTGAATAGAACCTTTGCTGTTGAACCAAGACCCTCTATTCTTTGTGCTAATTTAATCCCGTCTATTACCTCTACACCGTTCTTAACGGTTTTATTTGTTGGATCAGCAAGTTCGCGTTCTAACCAAGACCTAGCCAATTGCTGTCTTGAGGCTTCCTGTGCGGCGGCACCCTGACCTCGTGCTTCAGCAGTCCTCGCAGCTTTAGCCTCTGCTGCTTGAATTTTTTGACGAAAAGCTCTCTTGGTTGAGTTTTCAGGCATTTGATCTAGCGCGGCTCTTGCTTGCGCTATCGTTCCTTTTGAACCGTTTGGAAGTGTAATAGACGCTTTAGCTAATGTAGCTTCACCAGTCTCAAGTCCTTGCACGATACCTGTACCACGGATTGCACGGAAGTATCGGTTAAGTTTTTCTGGCGAGTTTGCCTCTATCAACTCATCCATAAATTTGGTTGCATCAATATCTATACGTCCAGCCTGTGTTTCTTTGTATAGCTTTTCTACTATTGGATCACCAAACCTACGCATACCCTTCTCATAATATTTACGAGATCGTTGCATCAAATTCAGCCCCTCACGAAGTTGTGCCAATGTGCCCGTGGTTGGTGGAGAACTAAACTCCATACCACTTTGGTTCATTAGTGAACGAAGTTGTTGAGTTTCAGACTCGTTTAATAACTCTGTTAATTCTCTGCCTGTGACACTCTTTGGCTGATTTTTACCAAAATGAGCAAGAACTAGATTAAGTTTTTGTTCTCCTGCAAAGAACGCATCGTCCACGGCTGACTTCAATGCGGCTTGATTACCTCCAGCAACCGTTGCTTTGAACTCATCACTGTAACCAAGATTACGAACAATCTGACGAACAATATGAGCGTCTTCTGGACTGACGTATGCAAAGGAAAGAGCCTCTTGCTTAGTCATAGGCTGCCCTCGTTTAGCGGCATCAGCCACAACTTTGTTGATAGACTCATCAATAATTCTATACAGTTGTGTATTGTTTAACTGGTCTGCTTCAGGACTAGTACGAGCGATACGATCCAAGACTGTT